TATTTTAACTGGATCAAACTTCTGCAAGTTCATGCAGAACATCTGTGTCCAATTTTTCTCTGGTGCGCCAGCTATCTTAATCTTATAACGATATGTTCTAACAGATTCCATCAAGTAATGTTTGAAAGATTTCATTGCAATTTCCTATATTCTATATTTTATTTATCTTTGTTGCCGTTTTTGTCATTGGCATCCATGATCATCTTTATCAAATGATTGCGATCTAGTACCTGTCCTGTTCCTAAAGGTGTCTCTTCGGGTTCTTTAGATTTTGTTTGTGCTAATTTTCTATCAAGTTCTGCTTTCTTTAATTGCAGGTCTATCATCTTTAGCTTCTTGTTTATCTTTGCTGTCTTTGCTGATAGAGCATGACCTAGCATGGCACCAGCAACGGAGAATATCTCAGCACTGAATCTGCTGTCTACTTGCATTCCCAAATCGCTTAAATTGTTGAAACTATCAACTGCTAGCTTTGCTAATTCATCTAGTTCAGTATCACTTGACTCCAACCCTCTTACTTCCGGTAATGCATTTTCTACCTTCTCGATTATCGCCAATGTTTCTGGAGCAATCAAATCTTTGCTTATTTGTGGCTCTGGCGGCTCAATGATAGATTCTTCGTCTGAATCATGCGAGTCTAATTCAAATAGTTGTTCAAGTTTTCGTGTAATTTTGATTCTCCTTAGGATGTGCTATATAGCACAAGCAAGATAGCAAATTATTTATCTGGCTTTACCGTTTCTAAACAGTTCGTTCTCGGTCACAATACGAAACTTCAATCCCATCCTATTACAATATGCAGTAGCTGCTTGCCATTTTGCATGATTTAGTACCACTGCTGCTTTGTCCCTTGAACTTCTCGCTTCAGTCATGCTAGTCTGAGAACTTGGTTTAATCTCAATGATTTCTGCTATTTTCTGCCCGTGTTTGTTTTCATATACCATGAAAATGTCCGGTATGTATATTGTTTGTTTTCCAGTAAGTGGATTTCTATATGGAATTGTAATAGATTCACTAGCCCATTGAAGTATGGAAGGATTATTATCACAGAATCTAAAGAACATCATTTCCCAGCCACTACGATATTTTGGCTTTCCCTTGCCTACATACTTTTGAGGGTTAGCAACTTCGTATATGCCCTGGGCAAATTTTTTGGCCATGCTATTGTACTATATTACGCGAAACTACGTTATTTGGTGATGATACAGTTGATACTCCAAACAACGTAGTTTTATTACTAACGCTGTTAAGATAGTATGCCATTGTCAAATTTATCTTCATTGCATCGGCGCTTTGAAATGACTGTAATAATTCTAACACAGGAATTTGCGTCAGATTTGATACTCTGAATAAAGTTTCTGTGAAACTTTTTGATACTGATTTATCCTTGGAGTATCCATCGAAAAATGACAATACTATCTCATACTCTGATGCATCAACAACCAGATTTAAGTTATAAAACTGATCAAATATTTTTACTGTGTAATCTTGTGCCATAATAATATTTAGCTTATGATATGTCACTGCTCAGATGTTGTATTTCCTGGAACCTGAACTGGTGGAGCTTGCGTACTCGTCGCATTTGTTGCATTTGAATTCTGTGATCCAGTGCCAGTAGTAGCGCCTTTTGCTGGTAGATTGAATATCGATCTTACTGTTTGTGGATTGGATGCCGCGCTGATGGCTCCAGCAACTAATTCAGATTGGGCTGTTTGTAATAACTGTTGAGAGTTTTTAAATGTTCTACTCACTCTTCCAGCAGTTTGCACAGCTCCTAATATATTTCCATTAGCAAGATCGGACATAATGCCTTGGCCGGCGTCCACTAAACCACCTTGACCCAAGATACTGCGAGTTGTGCCTGGTCTAGATAACGGACTTACTTCTTTATCATATGTACCTTGTTCTGCGAATCTTGATACAAACTTACCAGGATCTTCACCATTCAATGCTCCCTGATAGTACTTAACTGACTCGTACTTAATCGTCATGGTGTTTTCCATTGTGCCAGTTGAATCGCCGTAGTTATATGTATCGTGATTAAAATCGGAGATTATGGGATTAATCAATTCATATAATGCATAGTTGTGCTGATTGAATCCATAAATCTTTATACTCTTGAAGAAAGGAATCTTTTGTGGACGTCCTGTAGCACGATTACTATCACTAATTTCGCCTTGATATCCCCAATTCAGTTGACTAGAAATATCCGCATCATACACATTTCGATTATTCAATAACGATGTAGCATCGCCTGGAGTACTAGAACTCAACGGCTGACTTGGATCACTATAATAATAACTGTAATAGCTATACCACAAATTTCTCACTTGATTGTTATTATCGTCATGAAATGTAATTCTAGTAGGCTCATAATTTATCTTCGTTTGAACAAGACGTTTACGATTATACTGATTCATTTCAGTAACTGGTATATTAAACTTAGGCAGATCAATAGATTTAACTAGTAACCCATAGTTTGGCAAGTTTGCACAAAATGGATATATTGATCCATTTTCTGCATTAGCCTCAAAATACACATGAAACAACCATTTGAATTTTGGTGTGTTAGCATACGCATTAGTAGTAAAAGTCTTACTAGCGTGAGTGTAATCTTTTAAGTAAGGGGAACCAAGGAATCCATCCATTGTTCCCCTTAGAAATTGCTGAAAAAATCCAGCCATATTTTACTCTAGTTACCCTTGAGGAGTACCTGGAGACCCGATACCACTCACGTTTGTTCCAATAGTACGACCAATTGCGGCACCAATACCATATGCAGGGCCCTGGCCGTCCAACGGAGTTTGTACTGCGTTATCGAATCTAATCTGCAATGCTATCTGCAATGCATTATTATCGCCATAATTCAATGTACCGTAATCGGCATTAACAATATAGCAACCGTACAATTCCCATGATTCTAGGATGTTTGGTGTGCTAACACCACGAGCACCATCAAGAATTTGACATACAATCTTAAACTTGTAATCTGTTCCGCTTGCTGCACTTGCCTGTTCACTGAAATCGAATTGCTTCTGAATCTGTTCGCCAACTAGTCTAGCTACTTCACCAGTTGCATCGTCGCGAATATTAACAGTTACTGGATCCCATGCTGGCTTACCAGCGAGATAAACTGTACTGTTGTATATAGGCAATGATATTTCTGGAAAATTAACCTTTGGACGAGTGAAGTCCACTACTTGTTTAGTTAATTCTGTTGTATTACCACTAACACCTAAATTTTCGAACAAGATTCTAAATCTGTACGAAAGCTTGGGCATCAACAAGCCCTGAGGGCTTGATGATCCATCACTTGCTGTTGGTACTGACATTCTTGAAATTGAACTGAAAGCCATTTTTTATATCTCCTTAATAATATTGTTGATATTTAATATCAACCATTTTGTCCTAGACCAGCAATTTCTCCTGTATTCAATATACGTACTGGGACGTAAATGAATTCAGCAGCTTTAGTCGGTTCAATCGCAACGTCAACCCATAGCTCATTACGATCTATACGAGCAGCAGTGTTGTTACTTTCATCACACACTACCAAATAATCGTAAACACCTCGTTTAGATTGAATGTCAGCCAACAATGTCTGTACCACAGATCGTGCTTGTGCACGTGTAACGTTATCGTTTTGTTCAAAGATGAACGGACGTAACGCAATCTGTAAATTCCAACGTAAGTAGCAAACCAATCTAGCTACATTAGTTCTGTCTAACGCACTTTGACTGTCGTAACTGTTTTTGTTTCCAAAATTCAACAGACCCAAATTCGTAAAGTACGCAATAGGATTGATGAAGTTTTGATACTCAACATCACGTAAAGCTACACGATTCTTGGTCACGACAAATTCACCAGAGTCACCGTCAATGTAACCGATGTTAGTTGCATTGTCGATAATGCCTCTACGCTGTCCAGCAGGTGCAAACCATGGATAAGCTACTGTGTCATTGTATAGCATTGTTCGCAAAATCATGTGACTTGGCGGTACTACAACTTCAGAACCAGTTAGATCAGTCGTAATTCCACTAGGATAGTAAATTCCCATGAATGTGTTACGTGTTACTAGCCCGTCTTCTCCAGTTGAAGTTGCGCCTGCTTCGTTTGTAGCCCAAGAAACAATTGCGTTTGCGTCGTCAGCCAATCTCATTGGTGTGTCGCCAATGATGTATGAAGTTTCGTTGCGATCATTGTTCAATGTTACGAGACCTGGTTGTAACTCTGGATAGTTAGGACATGCTAGTAAGTTGAAGAATGTATCTTCTTCGCGTATTTGAGTGTTGGTATTTACTGCTGCATTCAACGCGGCAACAATCATCGCACGTTGTGCTTTGCGTCCCATATACGGAGAACCATTTGCCATGTTACCACTTACTGTTACCCATGTGCTAGTTTCTGCTGGCAACACTTCGTCTGGGAAACTAGTTGCGTTGAAGTAATTCGTTCTAAATTGCTTAACGTTGTATCCGCTACGTCTTGTATTGAACAACAATGTTCCTTGTGGATAGCTAGTTGCCTCTGGTGCGTCCAAATCAAGATAATTACTTGTTAATAATCCAGAAATCGATGGCAATGCATCATAT